GTTGGTGCAGATCAGAAGTTCATTGCTACCGGTATGGATAAGGTAGTTGAAAAGGGTGAGTATGTAATCGCCTTTGCTGGCGATGCAATCGCCGGGGATATAGCCCTACACAGTTGGAATGCTCCTAAGATTCCACGAGGTGTGAACCTAGATAAATTTATGATGACAGATTTATTGCCATCACTCAAGCAAGCATACGCAGATTATGGATACGACCCATCGCCTAAGACTGCCGATAACGACCCCAAAGATGGATCAGGTTTTGATGCATTGATCTGCCTTCGAGGAAAGATTTATCAAATTGATAATGACTTTTCTTGGGTAAGAGATGACCGTGGAATATACGGAGTTGGATCTGGAAGTTCATATGCACTTGGTGCATTAGCCAGAGCCACACTATCCCCAACAAACACAAGAACAGCAGCTAATGAAGCTCGTAAAGCAATAGAGATTTCCATCTCGTTTGATATAAACAGCGGTGGGAAAGTCAAAGTCATCACACAAAGGGAGAAGCAAATGCCAAAGGTCGGAAAGAAAGAATTCCCATACTCAGCAAAGGGTATGAAAGATGCCAAGATGGAAGCGAAGAAGTCTGGCAAGCCAATGAAAAAGGCTATGCCTAAGAAAATGGGCAAGAAGAAGTAAATGGCCGAGAAGAGAGATCCCCGGCTAAAGAAGGCCGGGGTATCTGGCTTTAACAAGCCAAAGAAAACTCCATCTCACCCAAAGAAGTCTCATGTTGTTGTTGCAAAGGTTGGAGACAAAGTGAAGACAATTCGCTTTGGGCAACAGGGTGTATCAGGTGATAAGAAGCCAACAGCAAGACAAGCATCATTCAAAGCTCGTCACGCAAAGAACATCGCTAAAGGAAAAATGTCAGCAGCCTATTGGGCAGACAAGGTGAAGTGGTGAAAAAGAAAACAGCATTCTGGGATAAAAAGAATCCCAATAAAAAATCTACTCCATTGACTCCGGCACAGAAAGCAAAGGCTAAGGCTTCTGCTAAGAAGGCTGGAAGACCATATCCAAATTTAGTAGATAACGCAGCAGCAAAGAGAAAGGCTAAGTAATGGCAACTGGTACCAACGGAAGCACACTCCATGCAGAACTTAATCGCCTCGCTAATGGTGGCACCTATCCTGCTATTCAGTCATATGTAGGTGCAGCTAAGGCTGCAAACACTTGGGCTGGAACTACAGGGTTAAGCGTTGTTGGTGCCTTAAATGTCAAGGCTGGTAACACTCGGCCTAATTACAAAGACCTTCGTGGTGTCTGCAACCAACTAGGCGGAACTACTGATAAGGCTGCTGCCGCAGCCCTGAGAGCGGTGAGTGAATGACAACAACATTTAATGGACTCATAGAACGAGTCCTTGGGCAGATCCAGAGTTATGGGGCCCAACAGGAAACCGCTACTTGGATCAACCAATCTGGTGGTATTGCTACTACTACAGCCACAGACTTCGTAGTCAATGAGACTGCCCAGATGGGTCGTGGCATCATCGAGGTTGGCTCTGAACTGATGTATGTGGATCGGACAGACAACCTAACCAAGCAGGTCTACCTTGCCCCTTGGGGTAGGGGTTTTAGAGGCACTACAGCCTCTACGGCGGCCAATCAGACCAAGGTGGTAATTGCACCTCAATACCCACGCTTCATGGTCAAGCAGGCTATTAACGACACAATTCAGGCTGTCTACCCAGAACTCTTTGGAGTAGGCACACACACTTTTAGCTTTAACTCAGCCGTTACCGCCTACTCACTTCCGGCTACTGCCGACTATGTCCTCAATGTTAAGTGGCAGACTATTGGCTCAACCAAGGAATGGCTCAATGTCCGTAGGTATGACACAGACAAGACTGCCAACACCACAGTATTTGCCAATGGCAAGACCATCAATATCTTTGACATGATTGATCCGGGTAGAACTGTTCAGGTTATCTATGCCAAGGCTCCATCAGTTCTTTCTGCTGAGAACGACATCTACGAAACAGTAACTGGTCTGCCATCTTCTACTATCGATGTAATTACTTATGGAGCTATTGCTCGACTTATCGTTGGTTCAGATGCTGCACGAATTCCAAGCCAGACAGTAGAAGCAGACATGATGGATCAATCCAAGCCAATCGGTGGCGGAACTTCCGTTGCACGATTCTACCTTGGTCTATACCAGCAACGACTACAGCAAGAGGCTGCCCAGCTTCGAGATCTTTATCCACCCCGACTCCACTATACGAGGTAACCAATGGCCCAGAAAAGATACTACGCCTCAACAGCAAAACAGGCATCGCTATCAACAGGTATCGATAGTACTGTTCAATCACTCACGCTTGACCTAGTAACAGGTTTCCCAAGCAACTACCCTTACACCTTGGTTATCGATCCAGATACCAACAAAGAAGAACTCATTAGTGTTACTTCATCCGGTGGTGGAACTACTCTCAATGTAACTCGTGGTGCAGACTCCACAGCAAATGTGGCTCACTCCGCAGGAGCTACGGTTCGCCATGTTGTTTCTGGTCAGGACTTCAACGAGTTCTCAGCTCATATTGGATCTGCCGCTACGCCTACAACAGCAGGTGTCCACGGAGTAACCGGTAATGTGGTCGGCGATACAGATGCACAGACTCTCTCAGCCAAGATTTTATCCGGTGCAGTTATTGCAACAGGTGGTATTCAGTTTGAAGGAACAACTGCCGATGCTTTTGAAACTACTCTTACAGTAGTTGATCCAACGGCAGATCGAACAATTACTCTTCCTGATGCAACTGGCACAGTAACCCTTGATGGCGTTGCATCTACTCTTACATCAAAGATAATCACAAGCGGAACCTTGGGTTCTGATCTTGCTGCTGGAACTTACAAGATTACAGGTCTTGGAACTCCATCTGCTAATACAGATGCAGCAACTAAGGCTTATGTAGATACTCAAGTTTCAAACCTTGTTGATGCGGCACCGGGTGCTTTAGATACACTTAATGAATTAGCTGCTGCAATAAATGATGATGCAAGTTTCTCAACCACAGTAACTAACTCGATTGCTACCAAGGTTTCCAAGTCCGGTGATTCTATGACCGGTGCTTTATCAATGGGTAACAGCAAGATTACAGATCTTGCTACACCTACTGCATCCACAGATGCAACTAACAAGTCTTACATCGATACACTATTCGGATCAACTACATCAGCCGCTGCTAGTGCAACTGCTGCTGCAACATCGGCAACAAGTGCTTCGACCTCAGCAACATCGGCTGCAACTTCTGCATCCTCTGCTTTGACTTCTGCCACCTCAGCAGCAACAAGTGCCTCATCTGCTGCTACTTCAGCAAGTTCAGCAGCATCAACCTATTCATCTTTGATTGATGTTACTGGTGCAGGTCTTGTCCGTGATATGGGAACTATTGTAGATCCTGATACAACATCAACTACTTATATCAATATCTCTACTGTCGCTGCATCAGCAGCAACTTCAGCAACAAGTGCAGCAACCTCTGCTAGTTCAGCCTCAACTTCGGCTACCTCAGCAGCAACATCTGCATCTAGTGCAAGCACCTCAGCATCAAGTGCTTTGACCTCTGCTACATCTGCAACTACAAGTGCCACATCTGCTGCAACCTCAGCCTCTTCGGCTGCAACAAGTGCAACAGCAGCAACTACAAGTGCTTCTAGTGCTTCGACTTCTGCAAGTTCTGCACTTACATCACAAACTTCTGCCACCACAAGTGCAACATCGGCGGCAACATCAGCCACAAGTGCAGAAACTTCGGCAACTTCAGCAGCTACATCAGCTACTGCTGCTGCCACTTCTGCATCTAGTGCATCAACAAGTGCCTCATCGGCACTTACATCTCAGAGTGCTGCTGCAACATCAGCAACATCTGCATCAACATCCGCATCTTCTGCGGCCACTTCAGCCACCTCGGCGGCTAATAGTGCAACCGCAGCAGCAAGTTATATTCCAGCGATCTCCGCTGGAGTTAACGGTTACTTCTTAACAAACAACGGAACCTCAGCTTCTTGGGCTTCCTTAGCAGATTGGGGAACAATCTAATGCCATTCGCATTTCAACGCCGTAGAGGTACTACATCGCAGCACTCATCTTTCACCGGTTTGAATGCTGAATTGACAGTAGACACCGATAAGAAAACAGTAGTAGTTCACGATGGATCTACAGCAGGTGGATTCCCACTAGCTCGTGCAGCCGGTGGAACTCTTGCTGATACAACTATCAAAGGTATTGAAGAAGATATAAACATTGTGGCATCTGCCGCAACTGGAACTATCAACTTTGAATTTGGTACAGCATCGATCTGGTACTACACATCCAATGCAACAGCCAACCACACACTTAACTTTAGATACAGCAGTTCCGTGTCTCTTAACACAGCTTTGCCGGTAGGCGATACACTCACCCTTGTGTGGCTAAATACCAACGGTGCAACCGCTTACTATCCAAATGTTATCAACATCGATGGAACAGCAGTAACTCCAAAGTGGCAGGGTGGAACAGCAGTAGCTGCTGGTAACGCATCATCTATTGATGCCTATGTATTTACGATTATCAAGACAGCATCTGCTACTTACACAGTTCTAGCATCACAAACTAAGTTTGCTTAATAGGGGGTAATCATGCCGTTGCTTACAACGCAATCTGCTAAAGGTTATGGGTTTGGTAGTTTAGTTGCATCAGCAGCAATTACTGAATCATATGAATCAATTCAATCTGTAACTGTTGCTTCTGGGCAAACTTATATTGACTTTACTTCCATTCCTAGTACATACAAGCATTTGCAAATCAGATGCACAATGAGAAGGTCACAAGCTCAAACATTTGCTGGATCTCTTGGAGTGCAGTTTAATAGCGATACAGGAAATAATTACTATACAAATCATAGAATCAACGGTAGAGGTGATGGGCTTGTATATCCGTCAGGTGGCACAGTAACAAGTTACGGACAAATTGGTTATATCGCTGGAAATAGTCAGCGTAGCAGTTTGTTCACTCCTTCTGTAGTAGATATATTGGAATACACTTCTACCAATAAAACTAAAGTATGTCGAGGTATAACGGGCAGCATGGCTCAATCAACAAATACAGATAATGATGTGGCTATTATTTCTAGTATGTGGAATTCAACTGCGGCAATTAACAACATTAGACTTTTCCCAGTAGGTTCAGATTTTGTAACGCATACCGTAATATCACTATATGGAATTAAGGGGTAAAAATGCCAACTACATATACTACAGTTGCTTCTTATACTTTTCCTTCTGCTGCAACCACTTACACATTTTCTTCAATACCAAATACATATACTGATTTAGTGTTAGTAATGAGTACTATAAATTCTGGTGGAGCAACAGGATTAAATGTTAAATATAACGGTGATAATGGTTCTAATTACGCTTACATGCGTATGTATGGAAGCGGAAGTACTATAGATGCTGATGGCAATACTTCATTGCAAAGTACTGGATCAACAGGAATTATTGATACTGGCGTAGCAGTTCTTATTAGCAATTACCAAAATTATGCTAATACAAATATGTTCAAAACTGTAATTTCTCAACACGCTGGCCCACAATATAATGATACTTATGCTTCATTATGGGCTAGTACTGCGGCAATAAATAGTATTGAAATTTCACAAGGCGGTCAGAATTTTGATACTGGTACCAACTTCACTTTATACGGAATTCTAAAGGCTTAGGAGATACTGTGCCAAATACATATACTTTTATTACAAGTAAAACAGTTGCGGCTGGCGGTAGTGTTTCTATTGACTTTACCAGCATACCGCAAACTTTTACAGATTTAATTTTAATGTTATCTTGTAGAAGCGAAAGCGGTTCTAATGCGGATGCAATTTATGCAAGGTTTAATAGTTCTGCAACTGGTTATAGCAACCTAGTATCTTACGGAGATACAACTACTTACGGCACATTTAGTCCTAGTATCAATTATGCACACTTTGGATACGGAGCTGCAACTAATGGTTCAACAAATACAGCCAGCACATT